AGCGGCCCCGCATTGGCGCGACGTTGACGCGTAACGCATCGCAAATCGGCAAGCGTGGCCGAGCTTCCAGCGTGGAATCCTTAGTATCATTAGTAAGTTACTAATAATAAGGCTCGGCGGCGCGGGCGCAGCTGGCCACGGGGACGGGGGGTGACCACCCCCCATTACTCTCTAGCCCTACACACCCCACCTTAAAAAACTGGACAGATTTTCAACTTATGGTACATTGCGGCATGGCGGAGATATCTGTTAAGAAGAATTTGACTGGCAAGACATTGGATATGTTCTTGGATAAGGTCAGTCGTGGCATGAGTTTGACTGCTGCTTGTGGGGCTTGTGGGGTTAGTCCTAATCGGCTGGACAAGTTGAGGAAGGATAAGCCTAAATTGAATGCGCAAGTATTGGCGGCGCAAGCTCAGGCGGAGGAGATGCTTGTGAACAAGATTATGGAAAGCCGTGATGGTAAGCTGGCATTGGCTTTCCTTCAATCGCGGTTCTCGCACTGGAATCCGAAGACGACTGGAAGTGGTACTTCGCCCGCGAAAAGCACCGTCTCACCGGAATTGCTATCGCAGTTGTCTTCGATTCCTGAGCGAGTGAAGCAGCGGAACTAGAGCTTTATAAATGTCCATAGCAATCCTTAAACCCAAACAAAAGAATAAGTCAGGCTTGATTGGTGGGGTTAGGTATATTGTTGTTGCACCGGACTACGCCGTGAGGCTAGTAAAGCTAGTGTGGCTAGTGAAGTAGGCTAACATAAGTTAGATTATAACAACTTTTTAAAACCTGTAAAGCATAATTCCACTTTATGACACAATTATTTTCTAGATGAATAATCAGATAGAGATTGCGTTTAGCAGCCATATCATGCGATTGGAGGTGGATATAGCGGGGCGTGATAATAGGAATAATCCGTTGCATAGTGAGTTGACGAGGATTGATGTGCGAAACATTGCGTCATTGAGGGAGGGTCGTATTCCGGAGTATGGCGACCACATGATGATGGATAACAGTATTGAGATGTACGAGTTCTCTGATTTGACGAGGCTCTTAAACGAAAATGCCAGAGAAGAAGAAGATTAAGTTGATGTCTAAGCAGCCCCCTGTTAAGCGGAGGGGGCCGAAGATTGAGAAGGGTAAGCGGGATGTGGTTATGCCGAGGAAGACGGTTAAGACTGCTCCTGCGCCGTCCTTGGTATTATCGCCTAGTGAGAAGAAGTCCCAGCGGGCTTTGTCTCGGTTGGCTAAGGACAGGGATGCTTTGGAGGAGGCGAGTCAGTTAGAGAACTTCCCTAAGATGTTTTTGGGTATGGACGCTTATCCTTGGCAGCGGAAGGTATTGGAGGCATTGAATGAGCGTGAGTGTCAGGTGGCATTGAAGGCGGCTAATGGTTCTGGTAAGACTAGTGTGGTAGCGGCTAGTGCTATTCTGTGGCATATGGTGAGGTTTCCGGAGAGTCTGGTAGTGACGACTGCTGGTGTCTGGCGTCAGGTTGAGGGCCAGTTGTGGCCGACCCTGAAGAAGTATGTCAGTGGGTTGGGGTCAGGATGGAGGGCTACCAGCAATGAGCTTCACTATCAGAACGGGTCAAGAGCTATTGGGTTTAGTACGAATGATGCCGGTAAGTTTGAAGGTTGGCATCGGCAGGGGCCGACTGAGAATCTGCTGATGATTGTTGATGAGGCGAAAACCGTCCCTAATGAAATCTTCACAGCCATAGCCAGATGTCAGCCGAGTAGGTTGTTGGTGATGTCAAGTCCCGGAAGTTCTGCGGGGGCGTTCTATGAGTCATTCACTAAGCAGCGCAAGTTCTGGGATTGTCATACTGTTACGGCTTATGACTGCCCGCATCTTGAGAAGGGTTGGATTGATGAACAGATAGAGATGTACGGGGAGAATAGTCCCTTGGTTCGTTCCATGATTTATGGTGAGTTCATGGATGACAGTGGGGAGGGGTTGGTATTGAATTTGAAGAATCTTGAGGAGTGTATACAGAACCCGCCGGAATTGAGTATGGGGATGAGAGTAGCTTTTATTGACTTTGCGGCTGGGGGAGACGAGTGTGTCTTTGCGTACAGAAATGGAAACAAGGTGATGGAGATGGTGACTTGGCGTGAGCGTAACACGAACACGACAATCGGCAAAATCATAAACCTGATTAAAAAGAACAATCTGTCGCAAGACGAGGTTTACGCTGATGAAGGTGGCATGGGGCTTCCGCTTTGTGACGCCCTGATGGATGCTGGGTATGACGTGCATAGGGTTAACTTCGGGGCCAGACCTTTTGATGATAGGTACGCCAACCGGAGTGCGGAGATGTGGCACACGGCTGCGAGGGTGATAGAGAAGCGGGAGGTTCTATTGCCGGACGACGGGATGCTTCATCAACAGATGGTGACGCGCCGGTCGGAAGTTAGTCGAACAGGAAAGCTGGGTGTGGAGTCCAAGGACAAGATGAAGTCCAGAGGGTTGGACAGTCCGGATAGGGCTGATGCGGTTATGGGTTGTATATCATGCGGCGGTGGAGTGGGTGGAAGCTGGGAGAGATTCAATGCTATCAGCCGTCCAACGGTGGGAGAGTTGATGGATGAAGCCAGCAAAAATTATGAAGAAGAAGCCTTGCCAAGCGGTATGTATGTGGGGTATTAGCTGTGGGGTATGGTCTTGACATTAAGGCGGTCAAGTATAAGAGGGATGCCTCCGATAGAGGCTTGTTGTTATGTTTGCGAAGAGATGGGGATGTGCGTGGCGGAAGACGTAGCAGTTGGTGGGCTTATTTGCGAAGAGTGTATAGGTCATGCGTTGAAGTCAGAGATTCTGATAATGGCAACTTGGAGAATGGCAAAGATGAGACATCCGGAACCGGAAGAGTTTTCTGATTGGGAGAATCACTAATGGCTAAGAAAGAAAAGAAACAAGACGGGCCTGACAAGGACGGGCATCTCCAACCAACCAAGGCCGACCTCAAAGCAGGTAAACCTGCACCAAGCGTTCGTGGTAGGGGAAGGGATAGGGGAAGATAATGCCTTTCAAGAGCGAAGCCCAGCGGCGTTGGATGTATAGCAATAAACCCAAGATGGCAAAGGAATGGCAGAAAGAAACTTCAAACAAGAATCTCACAAAGAGAAAACAACCCAAACCCAAAACTAAAACTAAATAAAATGGCTGCAAAAAAACAAGGTTACAAAGCACGGCAAGACGAATCATTAGGCGCACGCAAAGGCGCACGCAAGAAACTAAAGAACAAAGTCTCGAAAGCCGGTCGGCGTAAGATGGCATCCAGCCCGCGCAAGGCTGCTGGAGGCAAGAAGTACGGATTAAAATGAGTACAGAACTCTTCAACCTTGTAAGTGATGACATCAGTTCCCGTGTGCGCTGGGAAACCAGACAAGCACTCTGGTATCAAATGCGTAATGACGGTTTACGCCGCAAGCACAAGCCGTGGCCCAACGCATCCGATGTTCACTTTCCTTTAATCGACACAACCATCAACAAGCTCAAGCCTAGTTTCTTTCAACAGGCTATGGGCCTTGATGTGTTGGCGACATTCGTTCCCATGCGGAGCCAGCTTTCCGCTTTTACTTCTGCGGCTGAACAGTGGTTTTCCTATAAGCTGAATGAGAAGTCCAACTACGCTACTGAGGTTATGAGCTGGATTGACCATATGCTTGTCAGTGGTCATGGGATTTTGAAGGTATACTGGAATCCGGATAAGGGGCAGATAGAGTTTCAGTCTGTTGACCCAGTTTACATGATTGTGCCGCCGTGGACAAAAGATTCCGAAGGGGCTGACCGTATTTGTCAGGTGATTCCTATGAGCCTTGAGTCGTACAAGCGTGCGGGAATTTACAAGGACAACAAGGCTACGCTGGAAGCAATTTCAGGCGCACAGAGCGAAGAGGGTGGGATGCTCTCTGAGCTGAAGAACAATAAAGAGATACGGGAAGGACTTACTCACTCAAACGATGAGGAGCAGGTTATTGTGTGGGAGGTTTATACGCGAGACAAAGATGGTGATTGGATAATGGAATGTTTCTCACCTCAAGCACCCGACATCCCGCTTCGGAAAGAGATGAAGGTTCCGTTTGAC